CGCTACCGCTCGCGCCGATGCTGATCGTGCTGATACCGGTCTTTTTGACGTGGGCCTCGATGTCGACCTTCTTGCCCTGGAGTGCCCGGATCTTCCCCTGGAGCTTCGTGACTTTACTCGAATCGCCCTCGGCCTCGGCTTTGACCTTCTTGCCCTGGAGTGACTTGATCTCCTTGTCGATCTTGCGGATCGTCGCAGTAGCTTCGTCCCTGGCCTTGATTTTCGGGTCCACACTCTTCGGGATGTCCTTCAAATCCTTGGCGGCCTTCCGGGAGTCGTTCGCCAGATTTCGCAGGCTCACTGCACCCTTTTTGGCCCACTCGAAGCCGGGAATGTTACCCAGGGCGTCGAGCATGTTCGCGATGCCGTCGGTCACCCAAGCGAAACCATTCAGGATCGCCCGCAGGGCCGGCGCCAACGCACTATTCCACAGCCATCGACCCGCCTCACCGATAGCCTGAAAGGCGCCGTCAACCACATTCCGGAAGGTCTCAGACCTCTTGTAGGCGACGATCAGCCCGGCCACCAGGGCGGCGATAGCGACCACGATCAGCCCGATGGGGTTCGCGGTCAAGGCTGCGTTCAAGGCCCACTGGGCGACCGTCAGGCCGCCCGTTGCTGCCGCGCTCGCCGCCATGTAGGCCGTGTGCGCCGCACCCGCCACCGTCAGCGCCACATAGGCGATCGCAGCCACACCCACCACGGCAGCCAGTGGGCCGAGCACGTCAGCGTTCTGGCTAATGAAGTCGATCGTTTGTGATGCGACGTCCGCCAGATCGGACAGAGCTGGCACCAGCATGTCACCAACCGACTCCTGGACGTCGCCGAATTTGGCGCTTAGGATCTTCAATTTGCCGTCAAGGGTCGTGGCCTCAGACTCCGCGAAACCGCCCACTTTATCCTTGAGGCCGGTCATGATCTGATCGAAGTTCTTTGCCGGGTCGCCCGTGTCCTTGAAATCGACGCCGAGTTCCTTCATGGCCCGCCCGTTGCCAGCCAGCGCCTTACCCAATGTCTTCCCGGCCGCAGGCAGGTCCTTACCGGTGCGTGCCGCGTAGTCGACCAGCAGCGGTGTCATGTCGGCGATCTGGGCACCCGTCAACTTGTAACGGGCCAAAACTGCCTGCGAGGACGCGATATCGTCAGCGTCGGCACCTGTCTTGTCCTGGATCGCCTGGTTGAGCTCGCGCATCTTGCCGATGCTCACCGACCCCACCGCAGGAAAGCGCTTGTAGGCGTCCTCCAGTTCTCGCTGGGAGCGGGCGGCCTCCTGCGAAGCCTCCAGCGACGACTTGCCGAATGCGACGATCGCCGCCCCGGCCGCTGCCGCCCCGAGCCCACCCAAAAGTGACTTCAGGTTCGCAGCATTCTTCCCCGTACCATCAAGCTTCGTGCCGGCGTCCTTGGCGGACTTGCCCACTCCGGTCAGCGCCTTGGAGGCAGACTTGTCCTCACCCAGAAGCACAAACTTCAGTGTTTGGGTCGCACTAGACACGTCGCGCCTCCTCGGTTCGAATCCGGATCACTTCATCGACGTGGCTGCGATAGGCCACCCACAGGCGCCACGGGAGATCCCACACGTTCCAGGGCGAAATGGACGGAACTAGGGTTGTCAGTAGGACTAGCCGTGATTCGATGTCGGCCTTGATGTCGGCTACTTGCGCCGCTTCTTCCCCTTGCCCTTGCGAGCGGGTCCCGTCCGCTTGGGCCCGGGTTGGCGCGAAGCCGAACCCGGTTTCGCTTTTCCCCCGACCCCACCGCCCTTAGGCAGGCGATCGGTCAGCAGGTCACCCGGCTCCGCCACCCATTCGATCGAATGGGTGGGGATGTCGCAGGCGTCCAGTAGCGAAAGCCGCTCACCACTCGATACGCGGCACGCCCACACCGTCACCCCCAGGATGAACAGCGACTCGGGGTGCACCTCCGCCTCCTCGGGCGAAAGACCCGCAAGCTCGGTACTCACGGCCAAAATGTCAGCCCACGTGCGTAAGCTGGAAATGGTTTCGACCGTCGAAAGCTCGCGCTGTAAAAGGATCACCGCCGACAAGCTCAGGTCGTGGACCGAGACCAGCGGGTACGTCTCTTCGCCGATCTTGAGCAGCATCAGGCCACCGCACTTTCAATAATATTAATGATCCGCTCCCGCAAGTCGTCGGCGTGATTGACCAGCTCTTCCGCGCCCTTACCGGCCGGCACCGACTGCGCAACCCACGGCTTATGGCCGAAAGTTGGGTGCCGAACCTCACCGGACTCAAACTGAGACGTTTTCATTCCGGGGGTCCTCAAGTTGATCCCCACACCGAGCTTCAAATTGACCGCCAACCCGATCTTCGCGGCCGACACCCGATCCGCGAGGCCACCGCGAACCGGCATGGCGCCTCCGATCGCCTGCGCGAGCGCAGTCCCAACCGGCTTGCCTGCCGCTCGAAGTTCCCGGCGAACACCGAGCACAACCTTCTTTTCGGCAACCATGAGCTTCGAAGCCGCTTCGCGATACTCGGCGGTGCGAACCTTCAGCACTTCAGAGAGTCGCTTCCGACGACCGCGCAACCACCCAGATCGCCTGCGCCGCCTGGAGGTTATCCAGAATCGTGAACTCCATTTCTTGGGTGAGCACGTCACCGCCGTCACCGTCAGCCAGATCACCATCCGGCCGCATCTCACTGATGACCACCTGCAAAGTTTCCAAGCCAGTCGAAAGCGATCCGGCCGTAAAGTTTGCGACCAAGGTCATCGGCGTGTCGGCCATGAAGGCATCACGCAGTGCAGTCGTCGCGTACTCCGCCGTCAGCTTCACCGTCCCGGACGGGGCACCGGGCAGTTGCTGCGCCTTCCGGCCCCCGCCGCCAGCCAAATACCGGTCGGTCAGGATTCCGTTGCTGACAGCAATCGAGCCCTTGCGGATCGTCGCCAGCGGGGTGAGCGCCGTCGCCAGCGCAATGTCCGTCGGCGGCGTCACGGTCCCCTGGAATAGGGTGCAGCCGGCAAACGTAAACAGGTTCGCCACAGCCGGATAGGCCGGCGCCGCATACGGTGCCGCCGTAGACACGCTTTGCACGTCCCAGTTGGACTTGAGTTGAATGATCTCTTGAGCGTCGAAGGTGAGTTCCCAATCAGCGCACACGCAGCCACTGAAAGTCTCCGGCACCACCGTGCCGTTGATCAGCTGCTTGGCTGCCTGGATCGTCAGCGACGGCAGGATTCCGACATTACGCGTGAAGACGTGCTGATGAGTCGTGCCACTGACCAGCGTGGACGTGGACGCGCCCATCATCGCCTTCCACAAGAGCAGCTGGCCCTTGCTCAAAACCTCAAGGTCGAGGTTGCCTTCGCCGGCGCCGCTAGTCTCCACGCGGCGACCAGACCGCGGAAAATATCCGCCGACCCGCAAACCTTCGCCCTGCTTACGCTCCGGCGTCCACCCAAACTTCGAGGACCCGAGCGCCTCCAAGGCGTGATCGGGCGTCACGGGAGTGCCGAAAGTTGCCTCGGCGCCGTAGCTGAATGTTTTACTGTCCTGGATCACTGGGAATCCTCTCCTTCAGGCGCGGTCTCGGCAAGTTCCCAATGGCGGGGCTGCGCAAGTAGCTGCTCGGCCTCGTAGGCGGACACGTCGATGACTTCGCCCTCGCCCACCTCATGGCCCAGCAAGGGCACGATTAGCGCACCCAGTGGACTGACGTTCTTGATCTTCACGGTGCTCCTTAGATGCGAGCTTTGAAATTGAAGGTGAAGCGAAGGATCGCGCTAGCGCCGCCTTCGTCCTGGATCTGAACAAACTCGTCCGCGCCACCAATCCAGGTGCTCCACACGCCCGGGACACCGAGCCCGACATGCGTGCGGGTGTACGCCAGGAGCGCTGCATGGATCGCGAACACGTCGTCGCGGGCAGCTTTCGGGTCGCCGTCGCCCCGCGTTGCCCAGGCCGCGCACGTGACGCCGCCAGCCTCGTTCATGCCGTTGGCGAGCGATGCGCCCGCCCAGTCGGCCGTAGATTGCGCCGAAGTGGCCGCATGCGTGACCCCCGGATCATCCACGCCGACCGCGAAGTAGCTACCGGGGTTTGATGCGAGCGGCAGCCCGTCCGTGGTCGTCACATCGACCAGCAGTGAGTCACCCAGGGCGACCAGGGCGTCGATCAGGTCGGGGATCACCGAAGACCTAGCCGTACTCATGCGAAGCCGCCAGGGGCTAGCAGGTGATCAGTCATGAGCTCGGTGGCCATCCTCGGCACCAAGAATCCGGCCGGGATCGGATTGTTGGGGTTTGGACGCAGTTGCGTCTTCCAGATTTGGGCGGCGATCAGGCGTGCTGCGAAAACCGCCCAGCCCGGCGCGACTGGCCAGCCGGCGGTGTAAGTGACTTCGACCGGGCCAGAGATCCACCGCGAATTCTCGCGGGACAGCACTTGACCATCCGCTCGATAGTCGGCGACCGGCCCACCATTGATGGCAGTCAGCGACTCGGCGCGAAAGTCCAGCGGCAACGCGTAGCCAGACCCGCGCACCACCTCCACGACCGTCGCAGCCAAGATGTGCCCACAAAGCTCTTCCACCTTGGCGACGCCCAGGGAAGCGACAAGCCGCAACTCGTCGTCATCGCCGGCGGTCGGCCTCGTGTAATTCAGGTGACGTTTAAAGTCGTCAAGGTCCAAGACCCAATCGCTCATGGCCCACCTCCCGGGGGTTGGGGCGAGGCCAAGGGCCAGCACACACGGCAACTGACCCCCGGCCTCTATAGGGGGTCTTAGGCGGTCGGCGTGGTCTGGAAGACCTTGAACGCATTCGCGTCCTGCAAGGTCCCATCCCAGCGCTCGAATGCCAGGAAGCCGACCTGCAAGAAGTCGGCATAGCGCTCGTTCAGCCGAAGCAGTGACGCAGAGCCAGAGACCTGCCGCATCACGTACGCCGCACGGATGTTGCCGTAGCCGAGAGACTTCGAGTTCTGCGCAGGAATCGCGATGTCGTTGTTGACCAGGAAGGGCTTCCCAAGCAGTACATCCGGCGCGCCGGCGGCAATCGACGGCTCCCAGATCGGCTTACCGCTGGAATCCTTCAGCTTCCGCAAGGCCTTGCGCACATTCTGGTGCGCCATGAACTTGCAATTAGGGTCGGACCCGTAGGCGGGATCGAGCGACTCCTGAAGGTCGATCAGGGCGTCGTAGGTGAAGCCGCCAGTCGAAGCCAGCGAGCCGACACCAGTCGCGCCCACCGATGCGGACACCATCAGGCCGTCGGGCTCGTTGGTGCCGGTGCCCGTGGTGAACATCTTCGACAAGATGCGGCCAATCCGCTCGCCTAGCTTGCGGGCCAGCCACTGCTCAGCGTTCGGCGAATCGTTCAGGAACTGGAGGCTGGCACGGACCAGCTTCGAGGTGAACATGTAGGCATCCAGGTTGGCCGTCCCGAAGGTGACATCCTGCTCGACGACCTGGGCGTTCTCCGCGAGGATCGCGCCCACGTTCGCCGTGTCGTCGTTCGTCGGCCAGGGCAGCGCCGCGCCCGTATCAGTCGAAATCGACTCGGCCTCGCTAAGCATGACGCCGTAGGCCTTCATCACCTCGACCATGGTCGAGCGGAAAGCCGGTGGCATCGTGTAGCCGCCGGCGGGACCCGAGCCGACCGAAGCGGCATTCTCCGGCCGGAAGTTGCCCTCCATCAGCTCGCGGTGCTCCGGCGACAGGCGCGCTGTCCCGCCACGAAGGAAGTTGCCGAAAGCCGCTGCGTAGCGATCTTCGTCAGACGGCGTGGCCTCGCCGCGCTGCACGCCCGGAATCTCCGGCATGTCAACGCTCCCCAGGGCCGCATCTAGCGACGCGTGCCGCTCAGCGCGTTCGATCCGGTTGCCGATCCCGTCAAGATCGGCTTCCATCCGGCCGTAAGAAGCATGCTCCTCAGCCGTAAAGTCGCGATCGGCAGCTTCGGCGGCGTTCATGAGCGCCTGCATTTGCTGCCAAATATTTGCCCGCTGTTCGCGGAGCTTCTTGAGGTCCACCTGCGTGGCTCCTTTCATTTCCTCCCGCGGACGGGAATGGCCCCACCGAGAGTTCTCGGCAGGGTTGACTTGAGGGGGTTCGGCTAGTGGAGCCGATGCCGCGTGGCGATCGCGCCAGCGCGGTCACGTAGCCGGCCAGGGAACCCGGCCTTGCTCGTGAGAATGGGTGTGGGCGCCTCGTCGCGGCCAGCGAAGCGGAAAGACGTCATATCGAATGCGGCCGTAGCGTCACCCTCCGGCGCCTGCCCAACCACAGAATCAGCCAGACCAGCCGCTACAGCCTCATCGGCCGAATACCACGATTCGGCCAGCATGGCTGTGCGCCACTCCTCCACAGTGCCCGACGTCTTCGCCGCATAGACCGACGCAATGTTGTCCGACAATCGGTCGAGCAACTCGGCGGTTTCCCGCATCGTCGCCGCGTCACCGATAGCCAGACCCCAAGCGTCATGGACCATAAGTTGCGTGTTCGGTGCCATCCGCAGTTCGTCAACGCCACACGCGATAAACGATGCGGCCGACGCTGCCAAGCCGTCCACGATCGCCACAACCCTCGCCGGATGCTGCCGCAGCTGATTGAGGATCGTGATGCCCTCGAACACCATGCCGCCAGGGCTGTTGATATGAAGGTGGATCGTGTCGACGCCCTCAGGTAGCTCGACCAGGGCAGTCGCGAACTCTTTCGCCGACACCCCCCAGTCGCCGCCCCAATCATCGATCGGATCGAAAAGCCGAAGGGTTGCCGTCCCGTCGGCCACCTCCGGGGCGAGAATCGACGCCCGCGCACCAGCGGCCGGGAATGAGCTCCTGAATCGGAAACGCTTAGGCATCGAGCGCAACCTCCTGATTGTTCGTAGTTCCAAGCACGCCCATATTGAGCGGCCGATAGCGGACATCCCCACCAGGAACGGCAGGCTGTTCCTCCAGGGCACGAATTTCGTTAGTGGAGAGCACACCCAAGCTCCACATTTCGCGATAGAACGCCGACCTGCCGGCCGAATCGGCCCGCATCAATCCCTCCACCGTGAAGCGCGCATACACAGCTTCCGGCTTCAAGATTCGAGTCAATCGCTGCTCTAACCTCGTCAACCATGGACGCAAAGTAAACATCAAAAACCCGATGCCCTGCTGCTCGATCCCGGTCCCCCAGCTCGTTGACTTCTCGGTATCCATCAGCATGTGAGGCGGAACGCCAAACATGCGAGCAATCTCCGATATTTGGAAGCTCCGTGTTTGCAAGAACTGTGCATCCTCGGGTGGAATCGTCAGCTGCGAATACTTCATGCCGCCATCGAGCACGATCGTTTCACCGGACTTATCCAAGCCCGATCGCTTCTGCTTCCACCTCGCGTGCAGCGCGTCCGCCTGCTGCGGACTGAGGCGACTATCAGTCGTCAGGATTCCCGTTGAGAGCGAACCATTCGCAAACAGCTTCGCGCCGAACTCTTCGGCCGCCAGCGCCAGCGCCATCGACTGCCTAGCAGCACGGATCGGCGAAAGTCCGACCACACCGTCATAGCCGAGTCCGGGAATGTGCAGGATCTCGCGGTCGGTGAAGCCTTCCTTGCCGTCGACCTCGTAGACCTTCACGCCGAAAGACGTGCGTGCCGGCCTCACCCGCGAAGGATGAATAAGCAGCAGCTGCTGGACACCCTGCCCGCCAGCACGCGGCACCTTCCACAGGTACGCGTTCCCCCACAAAAGCAGGTGAGTGAACACCAGCTCGACCCATTCGTATTGCGTCAAGTCGTCCTGAGGGGACTCAAGTAAAACTGCGGCATTACCACTCTCGACCCGCGTCCTAAGCGCACCATCCGAGCGGTACGCGTGGAGTGGCAGGGAGGCGGCTGTGCCTGCGATCAGAGCAACCGCACGCCACACCGCCGGAATCCCCAACGCCTTGGCCTCGGTCACCGAAACACCAGCCGCTGAACGCTCACCGCCAAAAAGTTCAACCACCTGATCCGAAGAAATAGGCACCTCCGGCTTCTCCAGCGAGTTACCGACCAAGGGTGCGAGCCAAGTCACGCGTCACCCTCCTTCGACATCAAGGCAGCCAGCCTCACAAGCAAAACGCCACCCAGAACCAGAAAAGCGCCGAGCGCACCCGACGCCCACGCCAAACCAGCCAGCAAGAAAACACAAACAACCACCAAAACGACGCCCAACAACAGCGCCACCAAACCCAAAACCTCAGTCTTCGAAGCAGACATCCAGCACCCCTCACCAAACGTTCGGGCCCGAATCACCCACACCAGAAACCGCCAAAGTCGTTGCCACAATCGGACCAATCTCGCCAGCCGACCGACGCCGCCCCCACCGATTACGTTCCTCACCGACAGGCACCAAAACCGCAGAAGCCGCAGCCGAATCCAGTTCGATTTGACCCAAATGCGCGAACTCTTCCAGCGCGATCGCATCCACCAGATCCGAAACCGCCTCAGGCCAATCGCCCGGCTGCACAAACTCCACTCGAAAACCGAGCTTCTCTAGACGGGGCGCAAACGTTTCCGCTTGACTCTTCGCCAGGACACGGACCCGCGCCCCCGGGAATAACTTCGCCAAACGTTTGAAACGTTTCAAAATCCAGGCGGTACCCGCACGATGGTCCAAAGTCACATCACCATCGGGACCTCGACGGAACGTCAACTCGGCATGCTTGCGTCCATTCGCATTCAAGCCGCCGGCCACGATCGAAGACCACGTCCTCGACGGGTTGACGTCCAATCCGAAAATGACTTCGCCGACGATCTCCGACGCCGGGTCCTCGAGCTCCTGCCAAGCTTCCTCATCGATGCCGACCAGGCCGTCATTATCGGCCGGATCGTCCCAGCGGCCCATGCGCTCGCGCCAAAACTCGGCAGGGTCAAGCGTGCGCCGCTCGTCGCGAACGTACTGGATCGTGATCCGCCGGCCGAGCGCCATATTCGCCCGCTGCCAGCGCCGCTCATCATCCAGGACGCAGCCCTCAACCCGCCCAAACACATGAGAGCACTCCGGACCTAACTGGCATCCGCCGGGCAGGTCGTCACACCACTCCAAATAGAGCAAGCGCGGATCCTTCTCCGGGTCTTGCAGCCTGCCACGATCGCGCAACGACCGCGCCCGCGCACTCAGCGGCAAACCCGCCGACGTGGCCCCAACCCGTTGGGCATCCGGAAACGTGGACATGGCCGGCATCAGCGTGCCCTCATGCGCCTTCGTCACATAAAGGTATTCGTCCCAAATCTGCTTACCGAGCGTCCGACCGCGGCCCGCCCGCGTCGATCGCGTCACGAAAGGAAAATGGCGATCCTGGCCGAGCGGACCCCGCAAGACGATGTCCTCATCGCCCTGCCCATCCAAGATCTTGACCACATGACGACTCAGTGACGGGGTCGCCTCGATCATCCCCGCGAGGTGCTCAAAGTTTCCGCGAGCTGTCTTGTGCTGATGCGCCGACCAGGTAGCCCCAGGCTCACAAGTCACAAACATCCAGCCAAGCTGGACCATCTCCAAAGCCCCAGACTTATAGTTCTGCCTCGGCCCCACCAGCAACGCCTCAAAAACCACTGGCAACCCGCCGCGCTCACCAAACAACGCATCCAACGCCAACTGCTGCTCAGGATCAGGCGGCAAACCAGCCAACGCAGAAATGTCGGCCACCAGCGCACCCAGCGTGTAATCCCACTCCGGCACCAGTCGAAACGCCGGCGGAACGAACTCAACCGGCATGAGCGCGCCGGATGTCCATGACCTGCGCTTGCACCGCCGCAACCGGATCGCGCTCAACATCCGCCGACCGCGCCAAAGCCGCAGCCGTCAAAGTCACCAGCTGCCGCGATAGCGCAGCCACCGCCGACCCAGAAGCGTCAACCCGATCATCAATACGCTCAGCAATCACCAGCGCCTGCTGGCCCAACGACGTGTACAGCGCATCGCCCAACTCGAGCTTCACCGCAGACGTCACCGACTTCGGCACATCCGCCAGCACAGGAGTAGGCGCAGGTGCAGGTGTAGCGCGTGAAGCCGGACGAACCGAACGCGCAGCAGCCAAAGACGCCACCTTCGCAGCATCCGAGCCCACGCCCGCATCTCGCTTCGCAATCTTCGAAGCCTTCGCCCGACAA